AATAAGGACCTAAATTATTAGTAATAATAGTATTTAATGCAGTTCCTCCTTGTTGTAAAATTGTTGCATTAATAGTTCCATTAACTGTTCCACCTGATAATCCTAAAAATAAATTTGTTCCAGCATTCGAAGATAAATAATTTGAACTATTTAATCCAGAAATTGTTGAAAAAATATTTGAAGTTTGATTAGAAGTTAAATAAGGACCTAAATTATTAGTAATAATAGTATTTAATGCAGTTCCTCCTTGTTGTAAAGTTACAGCATTTAATGTTCCACTAGTTGTTATATCTCCTGTAAGTGTTCCTCCTGACAATTTTAAAAACAAATTAGAAGCAGCATTTGAAGATAAGTAATTTGAACTATTTAATCCAGAAATTGTTGAATAAATGTTTGAAGTTTGATTGGAATTTAAATAAGGACCTAAATTATTAGTAATAATAGTATTTAATGCAGTTCCTCCTTGTTGTAAAATTGTTGCATTAATAATTCCATTAACTGTTCCACCTGATAATCCTAAAAATAAATTTGTTCCAGCATTTGAAGATAAGTAATTTGAACTATTTAATCCAGAAATTGTTGAAAAAATATTTGAAGTTTGATTAGAAGTTAAATAAGGACCTAAATTATTAGTAATAATAGTATTTAATGCAGTTCCTCCTTGTTGTAAAGTTGTAGCATTAATAGTTCCAGTAGAAGTAATATTAGAAACATTAATAGAAGGATTACCAATTAAATTACTTGAATTTATAGAAGTAGAACTACTGTTAAAATAATTTGATAATTCACTACCTTGATAAATAAAACTTGTAGGAGAAATTAAATTTGAAATTGTCATTGAAGATGAATAATTGGTGGGCAAATTGAGAGTAATTACACCATTCATATTACTTAAATAACCATTATTTGCACCTGTTATGGAATAAGATGGCAAATTAGAAAGATTATTATAATTAATTAAACTTAAATTACTACCAATACCATAAAGAATTGTTGATGGATTTAGAGATGTTTGATAAGAATTCAAAGCATTACTATAAACAACGTTAATAAAATTACCAGCAGTTGATAAAGTACTTGCAACCGATTGCAAAGAATTATCATTATTAAAATTCATTTAATAATCTTTTATTAATGAATTTAAAAAAAATTATTGATTAAATAAGCATAATAAGAAAAATTAATAATAATGATGATAATGAAATGAATAATAAATATAAAAATTTTACAGAATTATAAAAGAAATATTCATAATTAAAAATAGCAATTTCAATAATATAAGTAATAATTATGATATAATTCACATAAATATTATTGAATATTATAAAAAATCTAATAATACCATTAGTAATAACATAATATCTAAGAAATCTATTATCAATATCATTATCAAAAGTTAAAGAATGTAAATTAAATTCTTTAAATAAAGATGAGAATAAATCAAATGTAGCATTTAATAATACTAAACCAATTATGAAAGATTTTTTTTTAAGAATTATAAAAATCACCAATATAATAATTACTTATGACATAATCGAGAAGACTATCTTTTTCAGGTTTATTTTGCAATAAATCGGTCATAAGATGATTAACGATATAAGAGAAATATAATGAGGTTTTTCTTAAGAAGTAATTATAATTGGGATTAATTTTTCCACATAATCCAGTAGTAATTTTATTAATTCCAAATTAAATGTTTTAATTTAGGTAAATCATCAATATGACAAATCTTATATTGAATGGCGTGTCTTTCATTACCTAAATTATTTAATGTACCAGAGTGAATACAATCACAATTAAATATAATTTTTGGTTTTCCATAAATAATAACAGGATGAGAAGCTAAATAAGGAGCAGTCATATGACTTTTAGGACAAATTGATAATAATGGCCCTGAATTATAATATGATATATGAGTATAAACTGGATATTTAGTTTTATAGATATATTGACTTGATGTAACATAACGATGAAAAGTTGATAATGTACAACCTTTAATTTCATATCTATAATCGATATAATGATAATTGGGAGGTAATAACTTTAATATTTTATTTTTATCATCATCGTCAATAACGATATAACCATCTTTTTTAATGTCTCTATCATATTTATAATTATCATTATATTCATATAAATAACTGATATTTATAATAACAATCAGATAAATAATGAATATAATTATTAAAATTTTATTATTATTCATTCATATAAATTTAATTAAAATAAAAATTTGATTGAATTAAACTTAATTTTTAAATAACTTTCAAAGAGATATAAAGAATAAAAATTAAAGAATTTTAATTAACTACGAATGACAACTGTAGATATTAATTATTATAGATTAGGTGATTTAGTTTATAATAATTATTTGAATGAAGAAGAAGAAGATAAAATATTGAATTATCACCCAATCTCACTTGGTAGTAAATTTATAATTGAAAAAAGAAAAAATAATAAAGATTACATTAATGATACAGATTTCAGATTATTAATATTTATAAAAATATTACTTGAATATATAATTATAAATCAAAATAAATTTCCAAGAGATATAATAAAATCTTTAATAATTCATTTGAGATTGGGTGATGTTGTCGCTGGTACTATATGGTATGAAAAAGGGAGAAGACCATTTGCAATTGAACATTTAAGTAATTTAATTCGCAATTATGAAAATAATGATAATGAAAGCAAAAATGAAAAAAGATATTTAATTGGAAAATGTCATTTTGGAAAAGATTGTTCAACAAATTATGAAGAATGTTTAGAAATGTCAAATAAATATCTCAACGAATGTCTTCAAGAATTAAAAGCGGAGCATTTGAAAGGTGAAGATGCTGATTTTGATTTATGCTGTGCAATATTATCAAATAACTTTTTACAAGGTAGAGGATGTTATAGTTCTATGATAGTAGCAATACGAAGAAGATTGAAATTAAAATTTATTAATAATCCTGATTATCAAAACTTAATTGAAGAAACTAATGATAATTTTAATAAAATTGAAAATATTTATAAATATTCATTTCAATCATTGGAAAACCAATTTAATTTAATTAAGAAAATTTTCTTCAATTATGAAGAAAAACAAGAAAATAATACTAATGATAATGATAATAATCAAAATTATGATCATATTAAACCTTCCATTTTATATATAACGAATGAAGAAACTAATAATGATGAATTAAAAGAATTTATTGATTATTATTCAAATTTAGGAATTATATATATTTATATATATTTAATAAATAATGATAAGATCAAATTAAATTTATTGAATTATAATGAACTCTACATTTATATAATACCAAATAATTTATCATATTCATCTAATAGCATCAATCAAGAAATATTAAATAATTATAAAACATCAATATTCAAAAAGAAAAATAATTCAAGTCATTATTTATATATCAATGACGAGAATAAAAAAGAAATAAAAAATTATTTAATATCAAATAATTTTAATAATTACAAAAATATAAAGAAATATATAAATGATAATTATGATCAAAATGACAAAAATCTAAATTTTTGCCATTAATATAAATCTCATCGCGGAACTCAGCACAGGTCGTTCCAGTCCTTCATTCCAAACAGCGAAATCTCTTCAATTTCATTTTTAATCTTTTCCTTCTTGGTAATTGCTTTCCATTCCTTGTTGAACTTCTTGGTTAAAATCTTCCGTCCATCGTGATTAATCCCATGCTTGAACCCACAGTCTTTTTCAAAACAGCGGATCCCGTGTTTACATGGAACCTTACGCGAAGGGTCGGCTTCTTCCTTGAAGTCAGCAATTTCAGGTGTTTCATTAATGATCCTCAGAAGCAATTGGCGCTCCTCGATGGGGCGATGATGCTTATGAGAGCAATTAGCGAGAGCACAGAACGAATTAAACTTGCAGAAAATCTCGACAGGCATTTGAATAAATGTGATCGTATATACGCAGATATAGGATAATTCTAATTTAAAACCAAATAATCAGTTTTTAATGATTTTCTTGAAAATTAATACAAATTTATTTTTATTTCTTTATTTCTTCAATTTTATTAATAATTTACCTATTTTACCCGATTTAAGAACGCATCTTTTCGTTTCTGGGTTATAAATCTTATCATCAGGACATTCTCCTTTCTCCTTCTTATCATCCTTAACTTTCTTAACTTTCTTAACTTTCTTTTCAATTCCTTTTCCATTTAAAAGTAATTTACCAATTTTGCCTGATTTAAGAACGCATCTTTTTGTTTCAGGATTATAAATCTTATCATCTGGACATTTTTCTTTATCATCTTTATCATCCTTATCATCTTTAACTTTCTTTTCTTTCTTAATTTCAATAAGTGGAGAATGAGAACTTTTACTCTTACTTTTACTAGAACTTAAATTATAATCTAATGATTTAAATTCTTTATCTTTGAGAACATAAATAACAGTTCTTTCATATTTATCAAAAGAAAAACATAATTTATTTGTTCTAGCGTCTAAAACTTGATCTAATTTACATAAAGGCGTATTTAAACAGAAATTATTAGATTTATGAACATCCCAATCAAAAGGCATTAATTCACAAGGATATGAACTATTACCACTAGAAGCATTTAACATAGCAGGATCTTTTGTTGTTCTCATCCATCCATTATAAACATATCTCTTATTTTTACATGTAATTCCACAAATAGCATGATTAAAAGGAACATTTTTATTATAATTTTCTAAAGAAATTGAATCAAGAATATAAGTATAACCTTTAAAATTAATTTCATTCGGTAATTTATTTAAATTTTTGATAGTATTTTTAAAAATAAAATGTTTAAAATTAAAAGAAGTTCTATTTACATATTTATGAAAACCACCTTTCTTATCAAGAAGATTTATGACTAAATATTTAGGTATTTGATTTTTAACTTTATAATTGAATTTATTAAGATATAATAAATTTTTATCAATATCTTGATAATTTTCATAATTAAAAAATATACCAATTTTATTATTTATTCCTCTTACATAATCATATTTCATCATTTCGCTAATACCTAAATAAAAAACATTACTTTTCAAATCAAAACAATCTAATGTTAAATAATCTATTTCTAAGAAATTAAGAAAATTATAAACATAATTATTAATATGCATACCTAAATCATTTTCCATTAATTTTCCTTCTGTTGTTCTTTTTTCAAATTTTAATAAAGATAAAATTTTTTGTGGTGATTGTTTTAATAAATAATCAAAAATCTTAGGATCTTTAATATAACTCTTATATAACATAGTTTTAAAAATAACACTTAATTCATCATTTCTATCTTTAAATTTATTATAATGTAATAATAATTTTCTTGAATTTTGACTATAAAAAAACATCATAAGTAAAGCATTAAACCAACAAGTGCCAGCAGTTTGAGGAATTGTAACAACACTATTGCAAAAATTATCAGTCATTTATCTATAATTACTTATATTTTTTTATATTTTTCTAATATTATTAATAATTTCTTTTTATTATTATCAATCAATTTATTAAGTTCTTTTTTATATTTGTAATATTTAATTAAATTTTCTTTAATTATTTTAATTTCTTTCTTAATTTCATCCTTCTTCTTTTTTTTATCTCCTTTTTTATCTTTTTCTCTTTCTCTTTCTTTTTCTTGTTGTCTCTCAAATTCTTTTCGTTTTCTTATTAATTCATCTTGTGCCTTCTCCTGTTCTTTTCGTTTTCTTATTAATTCGTCTTGTTCCTTTTTAATTTGTTTTTTTATTTCAAAACTATTAGAAGATTTAGAATAAGAAGAATAAGAACTTAATTTAGATTTATTAAAATCCAATGATTTATATTCTTGATTTTTGAGGATATAAATAAGAGTTCTATTTCCTTTATTAAAAGAAAAACATAATTGATTATGACGATCTATAAAACCTTTCAAATTGCATTGTTTATCATTAATACAAAAATCAGCATCTTTATTAACATCCCAATCATAACTCATTAATTCACATGGTAATGTTCTATCGATCTGATTTTTAATTCCAGGATCATTTGTATTTCTAATCCAACCATTATATACATATTTATTATTTTTACAAGTAATACCAGCAACAGCATGACCTAAATTAACATTATCATAATTATAATTACCCAATGAAACTGAATCAAGGACATAAGTTCTACCATTAAAAGTTATTTCATTTAATAATTCGTAAATTCCAGTTGCTTCAAATTTATAACCATTTAAAATGTTAAAATCATTTAATATTTGATCAGTATTATAGCCAAAATAATTAGATACATATCTATTATTTTCCCATAAATTTATGATTAGATATAAAGGAACTGAATTTTGAACTTTTTCTTTAATATAATTTTTATATTTCTGTCTTTCATTATAATCATTTAAAATACTTGCATAAGCTTGATTATTATAATAATTTTCAAATAAAGAAACTGTTTCCGTAATACCAAAATAATAATTTCTTAATAAAGATCCAAAATTTGAATAAGAGTAAGTATTAAAACAATCAATAGTTAAATAATTAATTTTAACAGTTTCAAAAAAATGACCAATAAAAAAAGGGATTAAATAACCATTTTTAAAAACAAAATCTTTAATTTCAGGTTCTAAATTGAATTTAGATAAAATACTATCAATATTATTCTGATTAAAAAATTCAATAGTTTTTTTATCTAATTTATAATTTTTATATAAAATAGATTTTAATGTTTTCGATAAAATATCAGTTTTTCCCTTAAATGGTTTATAATATAATAATAATTTTCTTGAATTTTGACTATAAAAAAACATCATCATAAGAGCATTAAACCAACAAGTGCCATTAATTTGAGGTATTGTAATAACACTATTACAAAATTCTTTAGTCATAAAATTATTTTTCTATTATTATTATTTAAATTAATTTGTTTTTAATAATTCTTTACCTATTTTACTTGTTTTTAAAACGCATCTATTTGTCTTAGGATTTAGAATTTTATCATCGAAGCAAACAACTTTCTTCTCTTTCTTCTCCTTAACATCCTTAACATCATTCTTTTTCTTTCCCTTAACATTCTTAACATCATTAATAACTTTATTTTTCTTATCATCGCTGAAAATAATAGGACTTAAAGCTATTTCTCTTCTATGATTACTCTTATTTGATGGAGATGATGATGCAGATTTGAAAGATCCATTCGAAGATGATGATTTTTCATAAGAATTATGTTCAGAAGAAATATAATCAAATCTATCACTTTCATAAATATTATCATCAATTAAACGAACATAAATTAAGGTTCTGAAACCACTTTTGAAAGAAAAATTATTTGTATCTTTATTTCGTTTGATAGTAGTATTAACACTACAATTATCAGTATCGACATAGAAATAAGATTTATTTTTAATATTCCAATTATATTTAACAACTTTACAAGGATATTTATCTTTATTTGAATTCGAATTAGAATTATTTAAATTATTATATAAAAATTTATTATCAGGTTTATCATCATAATTAATACCAACGACAGAATTGTTAGAACTATTAATTTTATCATTATCAATATTATTATTAGTAGAAACAGCATCTAATTTATATTTGCGTCCTTTGAAGATAATAATATCTTTAAATGATTTCAAACCTCTTATATTTGTCTCATAATAATCAAAATTTAATTTTTCAGCATAATCATCATTAAAATTATTGATATAATTATCATCACTATTATTATGAATATTGACAATAATATAATTAGGTATATAATCATAACTGTCAATAATTTCTTCTTTTAAATATTCTGAATAATCATCGATGTCATTATTATTAGGTAATTTAAATTTAGTATGAATGACGTCATTGTCATCTAGAGAATATGAGAAGTTTTCACTGAAACCAATATAAAAATTCTTTTTATAATAATCAAGAATTAAGAAAGGTATTTTAAATTTATCAAAAAAGAAGGGTAGAAAATTATTAATTGGGTAGCCATTTGTTTTAATAAATTTAAATAATTTATCTTTATTCTTAATATCTTCAAATAAACCAATAATATTATTTAAATTTTTTTTATTAAAATTATTATTATTATTCAAAATGTTTTTAAAAAATAATGATAAATTTTCATTTTCTGGATTAGGATCATTGAATGGTTGTGTTCTCAATAATAATTTCTTTGAATGAAAACTTTTAAAGATCATAACTAAGAAACAATTAAACCAATAATTAGTTTTATTAAGATATAAATTATTTACAGAAGAATATAGAATTAGTTCGTTTATTTTTTTTGATTCATAAAGAACATAAACGAGCATAGTTAATTTAGGTTTTTTTGCAGTATTAATAAAAGTCCATTCTTTACTGAATAATTTAGAACTTTCATCATAAATAAATTTCTTATTATTACAATGAATACCAATAATACTATCATCAAATCCATAATCAAAAGAAACGGAATCAAGAATATATTTATTATTATTCAGAACAATAATTTTTTCAAATGTATCTAACCCATCAATTTTAATATTAAAATTCTTTATATTTAATTTTTTTTTCTCATCTTCCTTAAATCGATCAATAGTATTTGAAATAAATGTATCATTATAATAATTAACGATAATATATTCAGGAATGGTATTATTTAACTTTCTTTTTTTCTCATTTACATAATCATCTATTTTCAATGGTAATTTAAATGTAGAAATAGTTTTATTAAATTTCATAGTTAAAGTAGTATTTTCAGCAAATCCAACATAAAAATCGCTATTATTATAATCAAGAATTAAATAATTAATATTTAAAAAATCGAAGAAATGATGAATAATAAAAGTTTTCAAATAACCATTTTTATTAATATGTTCTAAAATTTCTTGTTGGAGTTTATATTCATTATCTTGATTAACTATTTGATCAAAAATATCATCAAAAACAAAATCTTTTTTATTAAAAATATTTTTAAAAAATTCAAATGAAAAACCTCGATCAACATCATTATTAGTTTCAAGAAATATTTTTTTATAAGATAGTAATTTTCTTGAATAAGAACTATAAAAAATCATAGTTAGTATTGTTGAAAACCAAAAAGAATTATATGAATGAGGTATTTTTTTAATATGACATAAATCTCTCATCTTATTCTATTATTTATTTATAATATCTTTTTCGACACATAGGGCAAGTATTTCTAGTCCATTTTGAAATGCATTTTTTATGAAATAGATGATTGCATTTAGTAATAAACCAATTATCATCATTAGAACTTGTGACAAGTTCTAAACATATTGAACAACTTTTATCAATATTATGATTTTTAATAATTTCTTCAAAATTAAGAATTTGATTAATACGTGTTTCAATCTTCAATTGAATTAATTCTTTAATATAAAGATATGCAATTTCTCTATGAAATAAAATTCTATTAACATTATCATTTGAACTTTCATTATTATCATTAGAACTCAAATTTAAATCTCTAATAAATTTAATAGAATTATTATAATCATTATTATATCTATTGAAAGCATCATATAAATCCCCATAATATAAAATTAATTTTATACAATCATTAATTGAAAAATTTAATACGATTTCATTGGATTTACCATCGATAATATTAGAAATATCAATTCCATTATAAAACTGTTTTCTCGCCAATTCATTTATATATTTGGGAGTACATCCTTTTAATCTATAAGACGATTTTAAAGCCATATAATTCATATTTAAATTAAAAAATAAAAATAAATATCAATTTTTTATTTATTATAATTCTAATCATTAAAACCTAAATATTTAGAGAAGGTTGATTTGATATTAAAGAAATAATGAAGAATAGTTGCAATTCCCAATGATGCTATAAATAAATAAAATAATGAAAATAAATATTGAAAATAAGTTCTATTTTCCTTAAATTCAACATTTGCATTTACCCACATATAATAATGTAAAAAGAAAACTCCTAATAAAGTCATAACATAATCAATAACTGCTAAACCATAAATTCGAAAGCTTCGTAAATTCATATATAAATATTATAATAATTATTAATATAATAAAAAAGATTATATGACATATAAATTATATGAAATATTAGAAGTTGATAAGAGTGCTTCTAATGATGAAATAAAAAGTTCATATAAAAAACTAGCTATGAAACACCATCCTGATAAGAATAAGGATAATATGGAAGAAGCTCAATTAAAATTCAAAGAAATTTCGAATGCATATTCGGTATTATCAGATCCTGAAAGTAGAAATAGATATGATATGTTAGGAGATGAAAATTTCAATGATAGTGGTAATGGTGGGATGCAAGAAGGAAATATGCCCGATATGAATGATATATTCAGTCATTTATTTGGCGGCAATCCATTCGGGGGTGGTAATCCGTTTGGAGGTTTTCATGCTCATAATAGACATAATAATTGTAATGATGTTATAAAACATTATAATATAACTCTTGATGATATTTATAATGGAATATCAAAAACTATTAAAATAAATATTAAGAAACATTGTAAGAAATGTTTTACAACTTGCACAACTTGTAAGGGTGCAGGAGTTATACAGCAATTATTACAAATTGGACCAATGACACAAATCATACAATCTAATTGTAATAGATGTAATGGAAATAAGATTATTAATAAGAATGATAAGAACTGTGGAGAATGTAAGGGCAAAGGTTCTTACGATGTTGAAAATTTGGCACATTTGAATATGGGCAAAGGTTTTGACCAATCTCACACATCTTTCGAAGGATTAGGAGAACAACCACAAATGGCAAATCAAAAGGCAGGAAATTTCATATTAGAATTTCAATTACAACCTCATAAGAGATTTATAAAACAAGGAAATGATTTATTATATAAAGAGACAATATCTCTTACTGATAGTATAATTGGGAAGTCAATAATTATTGATTATTTCAATAATGAACAAATAAAAATAAATACAAATCAATTTGGAATTGTAAATCCGACAAAACAATATATCTTAAAAAATCGAGGATTACCTATTTTCAATACCGAAAATAAGGGAAATATGATTATAGAATTTATAATTAAATATCCTAGAAACTTAAATACTAGCAATAATAATATTGAAAATTTAAAGAAAGTTTTAAATTCAGCGTTTGAATATTAATTATGATAATTAGAGAGGTAATGGAAATTCAATCTTTTTATTAGGATTTATTAATGTCCCTATTTCTGTATCATAATTAGTAGAATAATAAGTTGTCAAAAATTCATCACCAGAATATCTAATATTTTTCTTAGCATCACTAGAATTAAAATTATAATTATCATCACATAGACAATATTTATCAACAACTTCCATTTCGCCACTATTATGATTATAAAGAGGTATTTTAAAAGTATTTTCAATATTACCTGTGGGACAGGAACAATTAACAGTTACATTATGTTTATCACCTGTCTGATAATTAACTGAATATATTTTTTTATTATTATAATGTGAATAAATATTATAATAATTACCAACACTATTAAGATTAATTTTGCATCTATTCATATTAGCGATCTTTCTATTTAATAAGTTCCAATAGACGATATAAATAATAAAAGAAATAATTAAGATGAAAGATGAATTTAAAAGAATTTCAAATAAAGAAAAATCTTTATTAAAAATATTATTAAATCTATTTAATAAAGTCATATTCTAATTATAATTCTATTTTATTTTATTTTGTCTTTTGCATTCATTGTTGCATTACTCGCACTACTTTTAATATAATATTTAATCGAATTAAGATTACATTTAATATTATTTTTTGTATTTTTAATTTCATTTATAATTAAATCAATGAAATTCATATTAGGTGTTGTAATTGGTGCTTGTGAATTGACACAAATATCAACATCTGTTTTACTATTTCTTTCTTCATAATTATCTTCTTCATGATCTTGATTATCTTCATTATCTCCATTATTACCACTGCCTTTATTTCGTTTACCTCCATTATTTTTATTATCATCAGTACTTTCAATATTATCAAGTAATAAATCAATATTGGGATTAAAAATTCTAAGATTTTCAATAATATTATCTTTAGAGAAACTAAAATAATTAGTTATAAATTCTTTGAAATTAATACGAGCACCAATAAATTTAAAGAATAAATCAAACATATAAAAAACCTTTTTATTTATCAATATAGGTAATGGAGGAATTGCTAATAATAATTCTCTCGCAGGAATAAATAATGTTGGTAATCCTGTTTCTGGAATAATATAAATAATGATTAGATAAAATGCATATAATATTAAATATAAGATGAGAAATATTAAAAATAATAGATATGTATAATTAGGAAATTGAAGACCTAAGAAATTTAATATTTTAGATAAAAACTCAGTTATATAACAACTATTACATAAATATTTATTAATAAAAATATCATATGGATAATAAATTAATCCAATAAATAAACAAACAAAATAAAGATTAATAAAAAAAACACCAAATTCATTAAAACTATCACTCATAATTATTTCTTTTAATTTATACTTGATTTTAAATAAGATTTTATAGCATTGGTATAACATTTATTATAAGGACTAATAGAATTATCAATATCTGTTGATAAATTATCAGCGAAACTTGAATTAAATAATTTAAATTTTTGGGACATATTCACACATAAATCAGTATCTTCTTGTATTTTCTCCATACCACCTTTAATTTTTGGACTATTTTTAATTTGATTATATTTTTGCACATTTTCTTTATCATCATTTGTTTCTATTCCATCATTTTCCATTTCTTTCGTTCTACCATCATCGCTTCTATAATTATAATTTATTCCTTCTTTATTATCTTTATCATTATCTTTATCATTAAATTTAAAATCATCTAAATTATTACCTGATAAATAATAAAATATTTCATTTGTTAATTGTTTTGCATTATAACTAAAATAATCTGCAATATCAATAAAAGAAGATTTAACAAAGAAACTAAAAAAATTAGTAAAAAATCTATAATCAAATATTCTTGATATTACTTTATAAACCAATTGAAGAATTCCTATTTCTGTCAAAGTTATGAATGGTGGTAATGCCAATAAGATTGGTTTAAGAGGTAATATAAAAAAGAATGGTATAATTGGAATTGGGAAGATAATAATGAAGGGAACGAAGATGATAATGAGCATCCAGAAAATAAAAATCCATAATAATAATACAAATAAAATTAGAAATATATGAACACAAATAATATTAATTACACAAAAAATAAAAAATACAAATCCTGATAATATGAAAATTCCTCCAAATGGATTTAAATTCATAATTCCAAAAAAAGGGAGAATAATAGTTAAAAGACAATAGAAATTAAATAAGAAGATGAATGCACCACAGAAAATAAAAACTTTATGTAAAAAAAGAACCGTAGGAGTTAATGGATCCATTAATATTAAATTAATAATTAATCTATAATAATATTATAATATTGATTGAAATTATTAATTAATTCAATTGGAATTTCATTTAAATCAATTAATTTTTTATTTAAGGAATATTTATCTAGGGCATTAATAGATGTTAAATATTTAACTCTTTCTTCTTCTGTCATTTGTGCAATTTTGAGAGCAGTATCTTTTCTAATCCCATTAATAATTTTTGGGATATTATCGCTCTTATCTCCGATAATTATTTTTAATAATAATTCAATATTAGGACTGAAATTAATTCTTAATGAGATGTCTTTTAATTGCATATTAAAGATTTTGATATTTGATGAATACATCTGTAAATAATCATTATCATTCGTAATAATAATAATATTGCTTTTTTCTTTTATTTTTTTTTGAATTAGATAAACAACGTCATCTGCTTCTAGATTATCAAATTTGCAAATTTTATAATTATTATTACTTAAATAGTCATCAAATATCGTAAATATTTCAGAATTAAAATTATTCTTCTTAACTCTTGTTTGCTTATATTTATCATAGATCTGATTTCTCCAAATATCACACCTAGGACAATCTAAGCAGAAAATAATATTTGTTTTGACTGTCTTAAATTTACTAATAATTTTTTTCATATCAGTTTCGAAATGTTTAATGAATGCAACCATAAATTCCTTATTTTCAATAATTTTTTCGTGGAGGATTTCAAAATCTTCTTTTCTTTGTTTAAACCATCTTACAGTTGCGAAATAGCGGTTGAAGATGTAATAACTTGTATCAATAAGGATAATATTTTTCTTGGAATTGAAGCGAATATCCATTATAATTATTGTAGTAATAATAATAATTATTAATAATCATTTTTTAAATATAAATAAAAAAATAAAAATTGATATTTATTTAATAATTATTCGTTTTATAATAATAATTATAAATAATGAATGAGAAACAATTAGATGCATTTATTACGGTTAAAAACAATGAGAATTTATTCCTAACTGGTTCTGCTGGAACAGGTAAATCATATACAATTAAAAAAATAATTGAATATTTCGAGAAGGTAGATAAGAATTATGGTTTAACCGCTCTTACAGGATGTGCTGCGAGTTTAATAAATGGAAATACATTACATTCATTTTTATGTTTAGGTATTGATAAAAAATTAAATGAGATTTATAATGATATTATTAAATTTAAACCTAAATATAATAAATTAAAATTATTAGAAACATTAATAATTGATGAGATTTCTATGATGAATAATGAATTGCTTGAATTAATTGATAATTTATTTAAAATGATTAAAAATAATGATAAAACGTTTGGAGGAATTCAAATAATTCTAATAGGTGATTTTCATCAATTACCACCTGTTGTTGGGAATTATTGTTTCACGTCTCCTATTTGGGAAAAATTAAATTTAAGAAAAGTAGTTTTGACGGAATTAATAAGACAGAAAGATGATATAGAATTGCAGGAGATTTTAGAAGAAATGAGAATTGGAAAATTAAGTGATAAATCTTTTGAGAAATTAAGTAATTTGAAAAATACTGTTTTTAGCGGAGAAATTAAACCAACTAAACTTTATCCGACAAATGTCAATGTTGATAAAATTAATGAAAATGCGTTTAAAAAACTATTAAAGAAAAATGATAATATTTATAGAACTTATAAAGCACGTTCAAAATATCCTGACAAAAATATTAGTAATTATGACATTTCTTTAACTTTAAACGCTCAAATTATGGTAATTAGGAATATCAATGTTGAAGGACACTTAGTGAATGGAACAAGAGGGATAATAATAGAAATGGATGATAATTCTGTTAAAATCAAGGATGTTAATAATAGAATTCATACAATTACTTATTATACTGATATTAATAAGAATGTTAAAAATACAATTTCATTTATGCCCATAAAATTGGCATATGCAATGTCTATTCATAAATCTCAGGGGTCTTCAATTGATTGTTTAGAGATTGATTTAGGGGATGATATATTCGTATCTGGACAGGCATATACCGCACTTTCAAGAGCTACAAATATAAAAAATATAAAAATAAATAATCTTGAAAAGAATTCATTTTTCATAAATAAAAAAATATTAGAATTTTATAAATAGCTAAAAAAAATTATATTTTATATAATTAGATAAATAAATATATAAATGAGTTTATATGACAATGAACTTTTAAGAGGTGGTAATAATTATGATGATGATGATTTTTTTGATGAAGATCATCTACCTGATGATAGTAGCGACGAAGATAGTTTTGATGATGATGATTTTTTTGGCGGTGCTCGTAAGAAGAAATCCAATTCTCGCAAATCTGCTTCACCTAAGAAAAGTGCTGATGCGTCTTCAAAACATTCATTCTCAGTTGCCCATGTAGAGATTGGTTCATATGAAGGTGGTCATTTTGTTTCTTCAACTGCCACTAATGCTGCCAAGAAAGCTGCTACTGCCATATTCCGTCATATTGATTTACAATCTGGTGCTGCTAAACCTGGAAAGAATGCTAAAACTGATGTTAAAGTTGATGCTGGATTAAAAGCTAAATATGGCAAGAAACCAATAACTGGTGTAGCTGTCCATTTCATATTATTCCGAAATGAACGCAAATCATTATCCAAATATTATGCTTATGTCGCCAAGCGTACTAAATTAACAAGTGCTGCCAAGGGTCCAGTTGATAAAGATGGAAAACAAGTTAAATATGAATATAAAGTTGAATTAAAGAAATCTGATTTACCTGCTAAATATCAAGCTTTAAATGAGCAACATAAGAAAGATAATAATGCCAAGAAAGCTAAGAAAGCCGCTGCTGAAAAGAAAGCTGCTAATCCCAAACCCAAAAAAGCTACCGCACCAAAGAAAGCTGCCGCTCCCAAGAAAACTGTAGCCAAGAAAGTTAAAGGAACTACATTAAATGATATTATAAAGGCTTTAAGTGGCACTGCGCCGAAGCCCAAAAAAGCCACTGCTGCTAAGAAAGCTGCCGCGCCGAAGAAAACTTCTCCCAAACGTGCTGCTTCCCCCAAACCCAAGAAATCACCAGCCAAGAAAGCTTCACCGAAACCCAAGAAAGCTGCTGCCCCAAAGAAAACCGCTATGAAGGGCGGTAGTGGTTTCTGTAGTTTCTTCTAAATTTAATTAACCTTGAGAAGATGTTGAAAAATTTTTAATATTATAATCATCTTCAAAGAAATAGATTGCAATTAATTTTTTACGATGAATTCTTAATTTATCAGCAACTTCATAAATTTTAATATCATCATATCTGAATTTCATCCAATAAGTGAATAAATGATTATAAACTTCAACGCTGTCATTTAAAAGAGGATATTTTGAAGATTTATCAGTTGCAAGCATTTGCGCTTCTTCGGCTAATCCAATAATATGTTGAAAATGTTTAGTTATACAATCTCTGCATCTTTTATTTTTATTTATTAAATGTTCTTCTAATAAAATAGATTGTTTTACGATTTGTTGCATATTATATTTAGGATCACTAACAGGATCAAGAGCACCACAACTTATTTTATCACAAGTATGATTTTTATTATTATGATTTTGATTTTTATTATTTTTTTTATTTTTATTAAAAATCGAATAATAAACGAATGTAATATAAATAATTAGGAAAAATATTATTAATAAAGAAATATATAAAATAATATTCATATCTATTTATTTATTATAAAAAGAAATTTAACCAGTTTTTTTTAAAAAAAAATTTATTTAGATAAATCATTTATTGTGTTATCACTTGGATTATTATATGCCCAATAATTCTTATTAATTTTCATTCTTGTATGTTGATGTAATTTGAAATAAATATAATAAACAATTATTAATGCAACTAGGAATGATAATACTGATGTTATTATGATTGCATTGATACTATGACCGAATATTAAGATTATTATTAAAGATATTAATAATAAAACAACACATAGAAAATATAAGATTGATAAATAATAATATACATATTTCTCATTTTTAAGTGTTTCAATGGAATTGAGATAGAAATTATATCTATTTTCATAGAAATCATTTCTCTTATTCTTAAAAGTAATCATAGTATTTACATCATCAACACTATTAGCAGAATTGGTCATAATATTAAAAACAGATGCAATATAAGTTCTCAAATAATCATAATATGCTTTTGTAGTATCACTATAAGCATCAAAAATCACATATTCATCCATTGCAACAGGGATGCTACGATAAGTTGCTTTATCAGTATGAGTAGCATTATAATTTATAATACCTGCTAAATATATAAAATTAGTTATATATCCTTGATAATTTTTATTATAATTAACACCACTTTTAGTAGTAAATGATATATAATCATTATAAGCATTTTTAAAATTAGTATAATAATCTGATGGAGTTATTCCAGTTCTCGCCATATGACAATCGTTAATAATATTAATTCCTGTTTGTTCAACATCATTTCCACTAGAACTCGCTGTAGTACCAGCACTAGATGGGGTTGATGTAAATGTTTCTATTATATCTTTATTATCAGTGAAGTTTTCATAAACAAGATTATTATTATATGCGAAATATACTGAAATTCCAAATAATAATAATCCCAATATAATAAATAAACTAATTTTAGAACTACGATTTAGAACATTACTATCAATTGTGAATATATATATAATAATTATTAATAATACTATAGAAATAGCAATAACGGCTTTATATATATTTAATGTTGTATTGTATATTTGCAATTCATCATTATATTTCTTAATTATTTTATTTAATTTTAATTGTGATTCAATTACTCTATTTGACGCAATATTATTATTGCGATTTGTGAGATAAACATCATCATTTACATCTTTAACTTTAAATTTTTCATTAAAAATACCATTAATTTCATTTATTACTCTTAAACAGTTTGCTTTTTGTAAATTATAATCAGAAGAAGCAACTAGGCCAGATTGTACTGGATTATTATTTGATAATTGACCTAATCCAGTTTTAGAAAAATAGTATTTAGTAGATAAACCGTTTATTACACAATTAATATAAAATCTTTCATAATATCTTGCAAATAATAATCTATATAATCCATATTGTAAATTTAAATTAATTATTATTAAATTAAAATAATGAGCATAATAAAATAATCTACCTGCTATTTTAGATTTTGAATTAGGATCTAAAACATCTCTGAAAACAGTCAAATATAATAATTTTAATTCCTTATTATGGCGATTTTCATCACTATAATTTTTTAATTGTAAATCACTCACAATATCATTATAAGCACTAACAACATTATTAAGAGTTATTCCATCTTTTAATTGAGGTATATTATTTATAAATTCATTACTATAACATTTTGTTACTCCACTAGCACCTGTTTCATCGTACTTATTTAAAAAATCATAATCTAAATAATCTTTTATATAACTTAATTGTCCAATATAATTATCGGTTGAACCTTGTCCTGGGATATTAGTTGTTATTGTATGATAATAAGGTAATGGGGGGTAAACTGAATTAGAATTAGTATAATTATATTCAAAAACAGTAGTTGGCATATCTAAAGCATTACTGTCACTTTTTCCATAAAAGTTATTTATATATTGTAAATTTTTTTTACAATCAGATTTTGGTTTGGTAGTACTATCATTAGAAAAAGATACACTAGTTATATTAAAAATATTTTTTAAATTTATACTATTATAAGTAGTATCATAAGATGAATTTCTTGCATCATCTAATGTTATTTTATCAAAATTAGTATTATACGGATCATTATCAATTTGATAATAAACGATTTTATATAAAGCAACTATGCATTTATGTAGAGATAATATATTATATATATAACTTGGATTATATTTGAAATAATTAAAAAATTTATCTTTACCATCCTTAAAATTAACACCTTCTTTGCCATATTTTCCTAGTGTTGATGATGATGGATCAAGTGTATTTAATTGACTATTAGCATCAAGTGCTGATCTTAAATAAAATCCAGCGTAAGTTATAGAATCACTTGCTGGAAATGTAGCATCATGTATATTACCTTGATTAGCAGCAGTACCAGCTGTTTTATCAAATCCTTGAAAAGTTTGATTAGTAAGAGTAAAAGAGCAATTAGTAATATAACTTACAGAATTTTGATATACTTGAGTTATAGTTAATCTATTTTCAGTATCTGTAATATAATTATAAAATTCTCCAACTGTTGTATTATCATAATTGCCGAATTTTTCAATAATTGGTGGTAGAGTTGGTGTTATTGTAGGTTGAATGGGTTGACTTTGATTTTGAGAAGTATCTATATAAATAAGAACACAACCATTTTTACCATTATTATTAATAATTTCTTTTGAATAATAGCAACAATCACCACCATTACCACCACATCCATAACCATAATTTCTATTATCTTTATAATTTCCACCATTACCTCCACAACCAAAAAATAATTTCTGATCAAACCAATCTAATATCATACCATCGCCACCTACTTTATCTTTCCCATTTGATGATATACCACCACCTCCTCCACAAAAAGCACCAACTGCACCATCAGTTCCTTTATAAATAGAAGTATTCATAACAGTTTTACCATTTTTCTTATTAATACCACTACCACCACCACAACCACCATCCAAATTATTATTTTGATTGAAAAAACCACATCCGCCATTTCCACCACCTTTACAGATGAGAGTTTGAATTGAATTATCAGATTTATTATTAAAAGTTAAAGTAGTATCAGTTGCATTTAGATAAATATATTTCTCATTTGTTTTATCATAATTAGAAAGAGAACAATTATTACTAAATGATATATTAAAATTATTATTTGATGAATTATTATTGCAATATGCAATTATTTTTATATTATAATATCTTTTAGGATCAATTTTAATTATTTTGACTTCGCTAAGATAATTATTATTAGTATTTAATATCAGAGCATTATCATTTTTATAGATATAATTATCAACCCAAATAGCAGTATTAATATTAGTATTAATATTTATTTTAATATATTCATCGGTTCCACTTGGGATAATATATCCAGACCAGATATAGAAAGTATTATTATTCCATATTGAACTGGGAATAGTAATATTAGTATCATAATTATTTACGATGAAGTTTTGTATTAATCCCGAATTATTCACATTAAGAGATGAATAATCATCAAGAGAAAATGAGATATTATTAAAATCAATATTGACATTATTATAAATATTTAAGGAAAGTCCTTTTGAGAATAGAGAATTAAAGTCATCAATATCGCATTTTCCACCATTTCCAATTGAAAAATTATAAGTAACGCCGCTATAAAATGGATAATCTTCTTTATAAAAAGCAGCACCAGCACCACCCCCACCACCGAAATAATAACCACCAGCACCACCACCACCAATCATAAATAACTTACCTATAAAATTAGTAGTTGGTGTGAATGAATAATTATTTTTATTATCACTATACAATAACCAAAAAAATTTACTATTACTTTTATCTATATTCGTAGGTTTTAAAATTGTTCCATCTGTTTTATTAATAATTTCATTCATATTCTCTAATTATATATATATAAATATTATTTATTTTTGTAAAATATCGATAAGTTCTAATGGAATACTTTTAATATCATTCCATTTTTTAATATAATCATTAATAATTTCTTTATTATTATTTTTTTTATCTGTAATTAATTTCTTAATATTTTTCCATTCAATGACAGTTTCACTAAATAATTCTTTATTTGTTTTTCTTTCATTTTTAGGCAATGTATCATTCATAATTTTAATCAATTCTAAATGATATTTAAGGAAAATATTATAATCAGTTTTCTTATCATTCTTACCTTCTTTATCATTTTTACACTTCTTAATTTTATCTTCTAAATCTTTCAAATCTTCTTTTGGATTTTCAATTAAATCATCATTACTATTACTATTACTATTACTATCATTATCATTATCATTATCATTATCATTATCATTATCATTATCATTATTATTATCATTAATAATAGGTTCTTCGTGGGTTATATTAGATATATTAATATTTCTTCTAACCCATACTTTCCGATTATTCTTAATTTGGACTGCCCAAATTTTATTATCTTGTCCAGTCTTTTCATAATTAAGTTCAAAACCATCAGCACTATATCCAAAACCTTTAGGGGATTGTTCCTTTCCTGTATAACTATCGGTTGAAAGATTAATACAAGTTTTTTTATTGGTTTTAATCATTATAAATTAATATAAATAATAATGATTATATAAAAAATCATTTTTTTATGAAAATAATTATAAAAAAATAAAAAAATGAATTATAAAATTCATATAATTTTCAACTCGAAAGAATGCCAACTTTCTTAGCAGAAATTGATAATAAATTCAATATTCTTCTTAAAAAGAAATCAATCTTAAAAAAAGATTTGTTAGATTTGAAGTCTTTTATTATAAATGAATATGATAATGATAATAGAATTGATATAGAAGAACTTAAAAATTGTCAAAGAAAAATATTAATTAACTTTGATGATAGTGATGATTATGAATAGATATGAATAGATATGAATGAATTATGAATAGATATGAATGAAATTATTCATAATCATCAAATTCATCATTACATTCTCCACCTTCTAAATCATCTTCATCATTAAATTCATCTATATCAAATTCATCTTCTGGTTCTTCTTCATCTTCACATTCTTCATCATCAACACCTCCTTTTTTTTTGTTTGAAATGATTTCATCATCATCATCTTCTTCTTCAACTACTTCGCTTTCGTCATCAGGATTTATAATAATATCTTCATCAATTATTTTATCATCATTTTCATTCTCATTATCATTAATAATATCATCATCATTTATAATAGAATTTTTAATAAATTCATTTTTGTTTTTAATGGCCCTTCCAATGATTGAAATATGTTTATCAAATAATTGGTATTTCTTTCCACAAACTTCGATTTTAATTTCATCATTTATATTAATAGTATCAATATTAATCTCTGATTGAATACCTGCTGAAATCTTAGGAATAATTATTTGTAAAATAGGAATATTATCATAATAACCTTCTGCCAATAATCCTAATGAGTTTTTAGCTTTAACTTTACATTTAATAATAGAACCTTGTGCTGGATTACAAATTTCAGCGATACATATGACATCGAAATAGACATTAGCATTGAAGTGTTCTTTTTTGAGAGTTCCAACAGACCTCTTAATAACTTTGATAGTATTTTTCTTAATATAACCATATTTTGAACAAATACTCTCAAAATTTATACGAAGTTTATTTAAAATAAGATTTTCAAAATTATTATTAATTTCATTGGGTGTTAAAATAACAGTTGTTCTAAATTTTATGGGAATAAATAATTCTGTATTCATTATTTATATTTAATTAATAAATATATAAATAATTCATTTTTTATTTATATAAAAAATTGATTTATTTATTTTATATAATTAGACAAATAATTATGGAAATTTCATTAAATGAACCTATATTTGATTTAATAAAAAATATAAGTCCTGAAATGAATAATGAAAATACCGAAATGAAAATAAATATAATTAATGCCAATGGTTCGTGGTATGAAAACGAATTCATTAATTTTATTAATTCATTTCGATCAAATTATGATGAAATAGAAAAAGAAGAATATTTAGAAGTTATTCAAGATGATATAATTCTTGAAATTAATAAATTAAATAATATTTATTTATATTGCAATTCAAATAATTATAAAACAAATGATTATAAATTATATAAATTAATTAGAAAGAAAGATGAAACAGTTAAGAATTTATTTGATATTGATATTAATATTCAATTAGATGAAATAAAGATTTTAGAGGATGAACCAGATAAATGGGACAACATTCCAAAAAGATTTAAATTAATCAAGGAGTATAATTATAAAATTGATGATGATATAATCATAATAGCGAAAGTTATTAAGGATAGTATTAAGAATTGTATGACAATGAAGAAATCAGGCATTAATAAATCTGAAAATATTCATTATGAATTTTCGATCAAATTATTAAATAAGATTGATAATCTTAAAATTATTAATGGAATTGTGAAAATTATTCAAGGTCTTTATTTATCTAAGGTTGTTTTAACAAAGAAACATCAAGCTGAAATATTAGATAAATATAAAAATCTTGTGAATATCGTAAATAAATTCGCAAATCCCAATGAAGTTAATAATGAAGTCATCTTATTAACTCCTAAACCAGTCGCTCTAAAACGTATTAATTTAGATAATCCTGATAATTATGGTGTGATCAGTATTTTAAGAGGTTATACGGTTACTGAGAAAGCAGATGGAGAGAGAATGTTGATGTATATCGATGATAAAGGCGATGTCTATACCATTGACAGTTCTAAGAGAGTTGAGGGTACTGGAATTAAGGGAAATAAAGGCGCTTTTAATAGTTTAATTGATTGCGAATTTATCAATTGTAATAAGAGGATTGATGGAATTAAGAGACATTTATTTGCAGCATTTGATATTTATTATTTGAATGGGGAGAATTTAACATCTCTTCCATTAATTCACGATAAGCAAAAATCAAGATATGTTGAATTATTAAAAGTAAAAAAATTATTAAATACGAAAGATTGTAATATTGATTTTATCGCGAAAGAACATAAGACAGGAAAGAATATCTTAGAAGAAAATAAGAAGATTATAACAAATCATAAGAAATTTCCTTATGAAATTGATGGTTTAATTTTTACTCCTAAGGCATTATCAGTTTATGCATTTTATCCTGCGATGCCTGTGGAACCTAAGAAGGATATGACGTGGGCAAATGTTTTAAAATGGAAACCACCTGAGCAAAATACAATTGATTTCTTAATTAAGACAATTGAGAATATTACGAAACCAGATGGAAGGAAATATAAGAAATTTGGGTTATTTGTATTAGATAAGGAATTATTGGAGGATTATAGAATTGACAATGTTTTAAATATTAGATATAAATATTTGAATTTAGACAGATTAAATAAATATTTGGAGAGTGCAGAGAAGGATCAATTTAAATTATTCGTTCCAAATAAATATTATAATGAGAATGATGAATTTTCAATATTGGAATTGGATGATAAGAATGAGATAAGAGCTGAGAATGGGGATAAAATCGAAACGAATACTATCGTAGAATTTAGATATGATTTAAATGAGAAACGATGGATCCCGATAAGATTAAGAGAGGACAAGACGAGAATTTATAAGAAAGGAATTAATGATAAGACAGCGAATACAACAGCTGTTGCATTAGATACTTGGGATACAATTCATAATATGATAAGTATGTCAATGATTACTGGTGGCGAGGAGATTAAGAATATTGATATGAAAGAAGATAATATTTTAGAAACTGATGATATTTATTATGAAAGAAAAGTTCCATTTAATAATATCTCAAATGGGATGTTATATTATCATATGTTAATCAAAAGTAGATTATATAATAGTCCTGATATTTTCAAGATAAATAATAGACCAACAAGAGGGACATTATTAGAGATGGCATGTGGTCAAGCAGGTGATTTCAATAATTGGAAGTTTTCAAAATATTCATTCGTATTAGGTTTAGACTTAGTTAAAAGTAATATTTACACTTCTAAGGGGTCTTATGCGAGAATTTTTAGAGAACATAAGAAACAACTTACTTATAATAATAAAACAGGTAAGAATTTTCAATTAATTGATATGGCATTCGTGGTTGGTGATTGCACGAAAAATTTAAAAACAGGAGAGGCAGCAATAGATGAACCAAGTAGTAAATTATTAAAGATAATTATGAACCCAGTATCAAAACAGCAAAATTTAGAAATTTATGAAAGAGCTATTGCAGGGAGAGGAAATGAAAAATTCAATGCAATTTCTTGTATATTTGCAATTCATTATTTCTTTGAGAGTAATGATAAATTAGAACAATTTTTAAATAATGTGAGTGATAATTTAAAAACAGGAGGATTGTTTTATGCTACTTTTATGGATGGAATAACAGTTGAGAAGGAGTTAGAGAAATCGAAGAAGGGAATAATAGAGGGTAGAAAGACATTAGATGAATATTCAATACCTGTATGGGCAATTATTAAGAAATATAAAAAAGAACAATTTTATAATAAGAAAATTGATGTATTCTTGGAATTAACACAAAAATTAATTACTGAATATTTAGTTAATTTCGAATTCTTAATTAAGAAGGCGAAAGAATTTAAATTGGAATTAGAAGATACTGAATTATTTTCAGAAAGTTATGAAAAAATAAAAAAAGATTTTGAGAATGATAATAGTAATGAGATTTATAGAACAAAATATAATTTATATGAAAATTGGAGAATTGATGAACATAAAAAATCATTAGAAGAATTTGAAACAAATGAAATATCTAAGAGATTTAGTTTCTTAAACAGATGGGTCATTTTTAAGAAAGTTGTTTAAAATTGTGAAGTTATTAATAACATCAGGAGTTAAATTATATGAATAAATTGTTTCAAAATGTTGAATTAACTTTTGAATATTTTTGATATTATTTGAATGACATAAATAATTGAAAACATTATCTTCAGTAATTAATTTTTTTTTATAAATAGTTGTTTGTTGATGTCTCAACTGTGCTAAATGAAATCGAATAAGAGGATTAAGAGTTCTATCCAAATCTAAATCAGTTTTGAAACGATTATATTTAGGATAATAATTGGTAGTTGAGATATATAAATTATAAATAATTGTTTTCATAATATTGAAAATGCCATCAATGGTATTATAAATATTTGAAGGTAATGAAGGATCATTCAAATAAAATTCATTAATAAATTCATTGATATTATAATTATCTTTTTGTAGCATATAGACATATAATATATTATACCACTTATTATGATTATAAGCGTTCACTTCTTCTTTGTGAAGGATTGTGTCAGCACTAATTTTATAAAGTTTATTATTTTTCTTAATAATAACTCCATAATTATTATTTGTGATTGAATTAATACCTTCATCTGGATTTGCATATTTAATTGGATATTTAACATTCAAATAAGCAAGTGGTTGATTATCAATATTCTCTTCTGATAATGTGATACGATTTTTAGTATTAATATGAAATAGACATTTATATTCAGTTCCTAAGTCAAATGAATAATCAATGATATGTTTATTTTCGTGATGAATAATAACGAATTCATATGAATATAAAGGACTTAGATTTGATGTAAATAAATTTCTTAGAATTGTAGAGATATTAGGATCAGTAGGATTAACTTGACTTTTATAAATTTCATATAAAATTTCATCGAGCATATATCCGTGTGTTTTATCTTTATGAGAAAATTTAGATGAATTAATATCTGGACAACTGGAAGAACCGAAATTCCAAACGCCATTATGATAATAGACAGTTAGAGAAGTTCCATCCAATGCCGAATAAAAGACATCAGTAGGTTCATAAATATTTTTAACATAATTGGCAACTGTCGAACGAATAGGAATTGAATTCGAAATCGAGATTACGACATTATTCCCAATACTCTTAGAGAAATCAAGAACGACACTTCGACAAACGTCATATAAATCTTGAAAATCTTCAACATCATCTCTTTTATAAGAATTGTGAAGAAGACAAAGATTTTTATCATTCTTAAATTTCTTGACTTTAATTACTGGCCAATAATGATGTTTCTTTAAAATCTCAATAAGATTATTGACATAATTATTATCGCCATCAATAACATTAGTTGAATTATCATAGACCATTTTAATAATATCATTTAGAGTATGACCCATTTTCCAGAAAAAATTTAATATATATAATAAATTTCATATAAATCTTAAATCATTTTTTTTATTTTTTGAATGAATAAATGAAAAAATGAATAAAAATTGATTATTAAGAGTTTAAATAATGATTAGGAAGAAATGACAAGTATAGATATTATGGAATTGATAGACGAAGATGATAAAAACTTACTCCTAAATAATCGTATTATTAATATGTCTAGAATAGATTGGGGTAAAACAATAGCAGTGTCAAATCAATATATTCAAAGAAATATTTTGCGACATTTATTAAAATCATATGATTATTTGGTATATTCAACAGACGATGATTATCCATTAAAAATAGATATTAGTAATAATTCACCTGGTTTTGATTTGATAATAATAAGACCTGATAATAAATATATTCGCATTCAAAGCAAATTAAGACAGGTTAATGGAATATATGATTATTCGCAACGAGTTCATTTTGAAACAACGAGAAGAAATTCAAGTAAGAATAAAGATAAAAATCATACTGGACATATTTGTTATTCATTAAATGAGTTTGATTTAGTTATGATTTCATTAGTTAATGATAGAACAAATAGAAATGATGTAATAAAAAATTGTAATTTATGGAATTTTTCTTTAATACCTATAAAAGAATTAGAAGACACCGAACATAATATTTGTAATAGTCATATTAAACCAGAAATACTGAAAAAAAATATAATTAATTTAGAAGATGATATTATAGAAAAATTAAATACTTTCTAAAAATAATTCTTTACCTTTGCTATTTATATCAAATAATATATAATTTCTTTTTTTATTGATAGAAGCTCTTCCAAGAGTTCCAGAACCTGCGAAAATATCTAAACATAAATCATTTTCATTAGAATATAATTCAATTATTCTCTCAATTAATTTAACAGGTTTTTGGGTGGCATAATTCATTTTTTCATTATATTGGATATTACTAATATCACACCATATATCTCTCAATGGTACACCTTCCATTTCATCTAAAAATCTTTTTATTCTAGGTAATCCATCTTTATTATATTCCAATCTATTTTCATCGTGTAATTTTTGAATTTTTTCTTTACTAACATACCATTGTTTTTCAAATCCATTCCAAGAATATCTTAAATTCATTCTTGGATTTATTTCAGGTTGAGAATTATAAATCGCGGTAGTAATATATTCTTTATTATAAATATTACAATATTTAACATTTGATTTTTTTTTATATTCTTCATCATAGTTAAAATAAATAGGATTAAATTTTTGATGTGCAGATTTAGAATAAACAATGATATTATCGTGAAATCTATTTAATTTATATTTATTTTTAGCATTTCCTCCTGTTTGCCATATTATTTCATTCCTAAAATTATTATCTCCAAATATTTCATCACATATAAATCTGAAATAATGTGATATTTTAGGTTCTACGTGTATAACTAATGTTCCTGTTTTCTTTAAAATTCTATGACATTCATTAATTCTTAATTTCATAAATTCAATATAATCATCTTTACTCTTAAATTTATCATTAAAATCATAAAAATTTCTACCAGTATTATAAGGTGGGTCAAAATATATTAAATCAATCAATTCATTATTTAATTTTTTTATTAAATTAATATTATCTCCTATATAATAATTATTTTCTTTAATATGATCATCATTTATAACTTCTTTATCATCTTTAATATCATCTTTAATATCATCATCATTATTATGATTAATAACTTTTTTATTTTTTTCTAAAATTAAGTTTATAAGTTCTGTTTTATTTTTAGATTTGCATTTCATAATTCCTAATTCATCGCATTTAATTAGTAATTCTTTTTTAGTTAATTTATTATAAATTTCCATATTATAAATAATTATATGATTAAATATTTAATTCATTTTCATTTTTTTACAAAATTAAAACCAATAATAAATTTGTATTAATTTATTTGAATATGAATAAAAAGTGATTGTTTGAAGTAAAAAAAATAATTAGTATTAAAGAAGAATTGATACTCACCCACAAATCAAATGTCTTACAATGGTATTTACACCGTCGAACTTGACACTTACAAGGAGTTGAAGCGCGAT